GATTTTTAACGCGCGCCAGATGTTAAAGGGATGTTAAAGACTGGAAGGGGTTTGCGATGGCGCTGACAGGCAAGAAGCGGCTGTTCGCCGAGGCCTTGTTGTCGGGCAAGTCGAACAAGATGGCGGCGCTAGCCGCTGGGTACAGCGCGGCATCCGCTTCGGCGGCTGGATCGCGGCTGGCCAAGGACAAGGATGTGCTGGCGCACCTGCAGCGCAAGGCGAAGGCGGTCAGCGCGGCGCCGCCGGCAGCAGCTGGCGCGGAGCCGTCGACCGGCAGTTTCGACTTGAGCAAAGCGCTGTCCCACAAGGATCCTCGGGCCTTCCTGTTGGCGGCCATGAACGACAACCTGCTGGAGCCGAAGCTGCGGATCGACGCCGCCAAGGCGCTGATGCCATTCGAGTTCGCCAAGAAGGGCGAGGGCGGCAAGAAGGAGCAGCAGGCGGATGCCGCCAAGAAGGTGGCCAGCAGGTTTGCGCCGGCCGCGCCCCCAAAGCTGGCGGCATCTAACGGAAGAAAGGTATAGGAATGGACTGGACGACCGCATGCATCGACTGGGAAGAAAGGTTGGTGCAGCGGAAGTCCATCATTCCGCCGCCGATCTTCCGAGACCAGGCAGAGCAAGCCCTGGCCATCTTCAAAGAGTTGAAGGTGGTGGACCTGGCGAAGGTGTGGGATGAGGAGATAGGGCAATGGCGCCCTCCCACATTCGGCGAGTGCAGCGAGGAGTGGGTTTTCGACTTCGTTCGCGCCATCTTCGGCGCCTATGACGCTGAAACGGGCCAGCAGCTGATCCGGGAATACGGGCTGCTGATCAGCAAGAAGAACACGAAATCGACCATCGCGGCCGGCATCATGCTGACCGCGCTGATCCTGTGCTGGCGTGAGGACGAGGAGCATTTGATCCTCGCCCCAACAAAGGAGGTCGCGGACAACTCGTTCAAGCCAGCGGCCAGCATGGTGCGGGCTGACGAAGAGCTTTCGGCCTTGTTCCACATCCAGGACCACATCCGGACGATCACACACCGCGTGAACCGCAACACCTTGAAGGTGGTGGCCGCCGATACCGACACCGTGTCGGGCAAGAAGGCCGGGCGGGTGCTGGTGGATGAGCTCTGGCTGTTCGGCAAGCGGGCCAATGCCAGTGCGATGTTCCAGGAGGCCCTGGGTGGCCAGGTGTCGCGGGAAGAGGGCTGGGTGATCTTCTTGACAACGCAGTCCGACGATGCGCCGGCAGGCGAGTTCAAGAAGAAGCTCGATTACTGGCGCGACGTGCGCGATGGCATCGTCCACAACCCGAAGGTGCTCGGCATCCTGTACGAGTTCCCCAAGGCCATGCTGGAGAGCAAGGCTTATCTGCTCAGCCAGAACTTCTACATCACCAACCCCAACATGGGGCGTTCGGTGAGCCTGGAGTGGCTGCAGGACGAGATGAGCAAGCGCTCTCCGGAGCGCGACGGCGGATTCCAGCGCTTCCTGGCCAAGCACCTGAATGTCGAGATCGGCATGAACCTGCGGGCCGACCGCTGGGCCGGCGCCGACTTCTGGGCCGGCGCTGTCGAGCGAGTCACGTTACAGGAGCTGCTGGCACGCTGCGAGGTCATCACGACCGGCATCGACGGCGGCGGGCTGGATGACTTGCTGGGCTTCGCACTGGTGGGGCGTTGCAAGGAGACTGGCCGCTGGCTCGCCTGGTGCAGGGCCTGGGCTCATCCTTCGGTGCTGGAGCGGCGCAAGGAGATCGCGCCGCGGTTGCTGGACTTCGTGAAGGACGGCGACCTGGTGCTGGTCGAGCGCATCGGCGATGACATGGAGGAGCTGGCTTCCATCGTGGCCGAGGTGGAACAGGCCGGGCTGTTGGATCGGGTGGGCATCGACCCGGCTGGCGTTGGTGGCGTGCTGGAGGCCCTGGTGGCGGCCGGCGTTCCGCAGGACAGGATCATCGGCATCAGCCAGGGCTGGAAGCTGGGCGGGGCCATCAAGACGGCCGAGCGCAAGCTGGCCGAGGGTGTGCTGAAGCACTGCGGGCAGCCGCTCATGGCCTGGTGCGTGAGCAATGCGAAGGTGGAGCCCAAGGGCAACGCCATGTTGATCACCAAGCAGGCCAGCAGCTCGGGCACGGGCGCGGCCAAGATCGATCCGCTCATGGCGCTGTTCAACGCGGTGCAGCTCATGTCGCTGAACCCGCAGGCCAAAGGGCCATCCGTCTACGAGACGCGCGGCATGCGCTTTCTATAGGGCACGACCACATGAAGATATTCGACAAGCTGTTCCGGCGAGATGGGCCGGAGGCTCAGTCGCGCCCGCGAGCCAGTGCGGAAGGCATCACCTTCCAGGGCCTGGACGACCCGGCGCTGCTGGAGTTCATCCGCAACGGCCAACTCGGCGGCGCGTCAATGCGCATGCTGCGCAACACCTCGGCGCTGCGCTGCCTCTCGCTGATTGGCAATGGCCTGGGCATGCTGCCCACCAGCCTGTACCGGGCCGGAGACGACAAGGAGGTCGCTAAGGATCATCCGGCGCACAAGCTGCTGCGCTACAAGCCGAACCCCTGGCAGACGCCGATGGAGTTCAAGAGCCAGATGCAGCTGCTGCTGGAGACTGAGGGCAATGCATACGCGCGCATCATCCGCGCCGCTGGCCGCCCGATCCACCTGATCCCCTTCGAAAAGGGCAAGGTGGACGCCAAGCTGGGCAGCAACTGGCGCATGCAGTACCGCTGCACGACCGAGAACGGCGGGCAGATCACGCTGGACCAGGAGGAGATCCTGCATGTGCGCGAGCTCTCGTTCGACGGCGTGCTGGGCCTGTCCAAGCGGCAACTGTCCACCGAGGTCTTCGAGCTGGCGGAGCAGGCGCAGCGCGCGGCCGGCAACATCTTCAAGACCGGCGTGATGGCTGGGGGCGCGATCGAGACGCCGAATGCCCTCTCCGACCAGGCATACAACCGCATGCGGGCCTCGCTGGACCAGGGACTGAGCGGCTCCGAGAACGTCAACAAATGGATGATCGCGGAGGAGGGGGCCAAGGCCAATCCCTTCACCTCGACGGCCAAGGACGGCCAGCAGCTGGAAAGCCGCAACCACCAGATCGAGGAGGTGGCTCGTCTGTACGGTGTGCCCCGCCCGCTGCTGATGATGGATGACACCAGTTGGGGCTCCGGCATCGAGCAGCTGGCCATCTTCTTCGTGCAGTTCACGATGACGCCGCGCTTCACGGCCTGGGAGCAGGCCCTGGAGCGCTCGCTGCTGACGGATGCGGAGAGGGGGCACTACTACTTCAAGTTCAACGAGCGCGCGCTGCTGCGCGGCACGCTCAAGGACCAGGCGGACTACTTCGCCAAGGCACTGGGCGCCGGTGGCCACCAGCCATGGCACACGGCCAATGAGGTCCGCGACCTGGCCGAGTACCCGGCAGACCCGAACCCGAAGTTCAACACCCTGGGCGATCCCTCGGGGAAGAAAGCAAGCAATGAGCCTCAAGCAACTACCTGAGCTGCAGGCCTACGGCCGCGAGCGAATCCAATCGTTCGTATCGCCGAGCGCCTTGGCTCGCTGGTCGCCCGCCATCCAGGCAGCTGCCGGCGACTCGCCCGACAACGTGGTGAGCATCCTCGACGTGATTGGGGAGGACTGGTGGACCGGTGATGGCGTTACCGCCAAGCGCGTGGCGGGAGCCCTTCGGGCCATCGGTGATCGCGATGTGACGGTCAACCTGAACAGCCCAGGCGGCGACATGTTTGAAGGCGTTGCGATCTACAACCAGCTGCGCGAGCACCGTGGGCGCGTGACCATCAACATCCTGGGCTTGGCCGCAAGCGCCGCTTCCGTGATCGCGATGGCGGGCGACGAGATCCGCATCGGCCGCCCATCGTTCCTGATGATTCACAACTGCTGGTGCTTGGCTGCAGGCAACCGGCACGACTTCGCCGAGCTGAGCGAACAGATGGCGCCTTTCGATGCCGCCATGGCGGATGTCTACCAGGCCCGCACCGGCGTCGAGCTCAAGCGCATCCAGACCTTGATGGACAAGGAAAGCTGGATTGGCGGCTCTGCCGCAGTCGCGGAGGGTTGGGCGGACGCCCTGCTGGAAGACGCCGCCATCAAGGATGACGGAAGCGGCACCCAAGCCGTCGCCGTTCGCCGCATCGAAGCAGCACTGCGATCCAGCGGCATGCCGCGCAGCGAGGCGCAACGACTGCTCTCCGATTTCAAGTCCGGCCTGAGCGATTCGGCTGGAAAACCTGGCGGCCTGAGTGATTCGGCTCCGCATCCCGTCGCAGCTTCCGCGCTGCAGAACCTCATCCACGCCATGAAAGGCTGAACATGACCGACGTCAACAAGACCATCGAAGACCTGGGCAAGGCTTTTGAAGCCTTCAAGGCAACTCACACCCAGGAGCTCAACGCCCTCAAACAGAGCCAGGGAACCGGCGACTTCCAGGCCAAGATCGAGAAGATCAACGCCGACATCGACCGCCATCAGCGCGAGATCGAGGACGCCCATACCAAGCTGGCCGCTGCGCAGCAGGGTGCGCCCAACGCAGGCCCAGCAGACAAGGAATACAGCGCCGCCTTCCGTGCTCACTTCGCGCGTGGCGAAGTGCAGGCCTCGCTGAACAAGGGCACGGCCACCGAAGGCGGCTACCTGGCGCCGGTCGAATGGGACCGCACCATCACTGACCGCCTGATCCAGGTCTCGCCTATCCGTGGCATCGCCTCGGTGCAGTCCATCTCCACGGCCGGCTACAGCAAGCTGTTCAACAACCGTGGCACGACCTCCGGCTGGGTGGGTGAAACCACCGCGCGTCCGGCGACCAACACGCCGACCTTCAGCCCCATGACCTACAAGCCGGGCGAGCTTTACGCCAATCCGGCGGCCACGCAGCAGATGCTGGACGATGCCGAGGTCAACCTGGAGCAGTGGCTGGCTGGCGAGGTCGAAACCGAGTTCGCGTATCAGGAGGGCATTGCCTTCCTGACCGGCACCGGCGCCAACGACCGTCCGAACGGCCTGTTGACCTATGTCACGGGCGGCGCCAACGCTGCGGCCCACCCCTGGGGCGACATCAAGACGGTGAGCTCTGGCGCGGTGGGCGCCATCACCTCCGACGCGCTGATCGACCTGATCTACGAGCTGCCCGAGGAATACACGGCCAACGCGCGCTTCCTGATGAACCGCACGACCCAGGGCGTGATCCGCAAGCTCAAGGACGGCGACGGCAACTACCTGTGGCAACCCAGCTACGTGGCAGGCCAGCCCGCCACCATCGCCGGCTACCCGGTGACGACCGTGGCCGGCATGCCCAACGTGGCCGCCAACGCCATCTCGGCGATGTTCGGCGACTTCAAGCGCGGCTACCAGATCGTGGACCGCACCGGCGTGCGCGTGCTGCGTGACCCCTTCACGAACAAGCCGTTCGTGCAGTTCTACACGACCAAGCGCGTGGGCGGCGGTCTGCTGAACCCCGATGTGCTGAAGGCCCTGAAGGTGGCTGCAGCCTGATGACCAGGGCGGGCTCCGGCCCGCCCATCACCTGGAGAAAATATGAAAGCCACCAAGCAATTCAAGGCCGTCCCGGACGGCGAGTTCCACCCCGTGACCTACGAGGTCGGCGACGAGGTGCCGCCCGAACTGGAGGCGACTGCGCGCTACTTCGAGGCTCTCGAAGAAGACGACTCGGCCGCCAACAAGCAGGCGGGTCGCGGCAAGGCTGGCGCTGCCAAGGGGTAACCAAGCATGCCCATCTTGACCATCGAGACGGCCATCGACCACTGCCGGGCTGACCCGGAGGACGCCGCGATGGTCGGGCTGTACCTTGGCGCTGCCATCGACGCCGCCCAGGAGTACCTTGGCCGCAAGGTGTACGCCGACCAGGCCGAGCTTGACGCTGCGGTTACTGCGGGTGAGGCCGGTGAGTTGCCGATGGTGGCCACCTACTCGGTCAAGGCCGCGATGCTGTTGATCTGCGGACACCTCTTCGCCAACCGCGAGGACGTGGTGGTGGGCGCGCAGTCCTTCGCCATGCCCAACGGCTCGCGCGATCTGCTGCGGCCCCATAGGAAGGTGCAAGGCCTATGACCACGTTCCGCGCCGGCACCCTTCGAGACCGCATCCACATTCAGCGCAAGACAGGCGGCGCGGATGACTGGGGCACTCCGCTGCCCGAAGGCTGGGAAAACATCTCCACGGGCCGCATCGCCGCCAGCGTGCTGCACAAGTCTGGCCTGGGCACGATCAAGGCAGACGCCGAGGTGTCCATCGTCCGCGCGAGCATCCGCATACGGCGCCGCACAGGCCTGGACGCCGGCATGCGAGTGCTGTTCGACGGAAACGTCTACGAGCTCAAGGCCGTGCTGCCTGGGCCAACCCGCGAGTACATCGACCTGGTGTGCGAGCTCACGAAAGGACCGACCCAATGATCAAACCACGGAACCCGCGCGCACCGCGGGCGTCGCGCGCTGCCCCGGCGCCGGCCGACGACGGCGGGCCGCGCACGGTGCTGACCACCAGGCCCGGCACCATCGGTCCCTACGGCTACGACGCTGGCCTGCTGATCGAAGATGTGCCTGCCGATGTGGCTGCGGCAAACGCGGCCTGGATGGACGCGCACCCCGAGCGTGTGGCCGAGGCCCGCGCCGCGCGTGCCGACGCCGTGCCGTTCAAGGGCTGACGGTCATGGCCAGCCGGCGCGATCTGCGCAAGCAGGCCCTGCAGGGGAACAAAACGTTCGGCATTGCTGTGGATCTCGATGGCCTCGACAGCCTGCTGGCGGACCTTGGCGCCGAGGTCGACGCTGCTGTGCGTCCTGTGGCCCAGGCTGCGGCCCAGGTGCTGTACGAACGGGTCAAGATCAATGTGCGGGCGCTCGGCCGCTCCACGGGCAATCTGGAGCGCTCGATCTATCAGGCCTTCAGCCCCGAGAAGTCGGTCGAAGGGCAGCGCGCGGAGTACCACGTCAGCTGGAACCACCGCACTGCGCCCCATGGCCACCTGGTGGAATGGGGCTACCTGCAGCGCTACCGCTACTACCGGGGCAACGACGGACAGGTGCGGCCCATGGTCCGGCCTGGCATGGATGGCAAGAAGCCACCAGGCCGGCGCGCCAGCCAGGCGCAGAAGGATGCGTACTACGTCACCCTGCCGACGCCGATCCAGGTGCCTGGCAAGGCATTCGTGCGCAGTGCGGAGAGCTCTGTGCCAGAAGCCCAGAAGGCCGCCGAGGCCGAACTGTGGCGCAGGCTGTTTGAGAAGGGTGCATACCATGGCGCTTGAGACCGACCTGATGGCCGAACTGCTGGCCGAGTGCCCGCGCGTCGTCGTGGGAACGGCGCCCTACGGCACGGCCATGCCTTACGTGACCTGGCAGCACATCGGCGGCGACGTGCTGCGCT